GAAAAATCTCGTATCGGTAGATCAGGTCTTTCCTTGATTATGAAGATGGAAGATGATCTTACTTACAGTATATCTGATTTCACACCAGAAATTGCTTCTCAAGATAATACACCAGCTAATATTACAGATAAAATTTTACAAAGAATGAGATCAGTTCACCCTGAAAGTCGTTCCAAATACGATCTTTTATATGATCCTTTGATTGGTGGTAAAACTGGCACTATAAGAAAATCACTCCAAAGATTAGAAAAGAGAGGTCTTATAGAATTTGTAGAAGAAACCAAAGAAGGTAAGAAGTATAAAGCAATCCTCGCACGGGGGGAGGCCGTGGACACTGTCCCACCTACACTTAATGATAGTGATACTAACAACATTGGGTCGGGACACACTGATGGGACAGTTGAAGGTTGTCCCACTGATGAGTTATTTGCTAACCATGAAGATTGGGCTTTCGTAGAAGATGGGACACAAGAAGCGTAACAGCTTTGTCCCACCCCTCTTGTCCCATTGTAAATCTAGGTTATAACTAGGATTAAAGCGTTTGGGACAATTCGGACGCTATCCCCCCGCGTGAGGCACATGGAAAAAGATCCTAGAGACATAGTTATAGAGAACTTAATGAAAGAAGTTAAGTTTGCTATGACAAGAGATATTGTTACTATTACCGAAAATCTAAAAGCATTTAGAGAAATACGAGCTGGTAAGCAAGCAAAACGTAAAGCTAAACGTGTTGCTTTTAATAATCGTTGGAGAAAGTCTGACACTCCTATAACATGGTAGTATAATGAAAGAAACGCTAGTTTATGACACCAGTAAAAGAAACTAAAGAATATAATAGAATCTTTAGAAAAGTATTATTTCAAGTACTTATCGACCCCACAAGAGGTAAGTTATTTAAAGATTTATGTGATGCAAGAGGTGAAAAAGCAAGTGCTGTACTAAGAGAACTTGCGTACCAATGGGCTAAAACTCATGCAGATGGAGAAGATTATAAAGATGCAAAGTCAGAAGATATGAGACTTATGAATAAAGCACAAGAAAGTCGTATTGCTAACGGATTTAATTGGACAAAGAAGTGCGAGGATTAAGAATGTTAGATACCTTTGCGGGTATCGGTGGTTTTTCTTACGCTGCTACTAAACTGGTAGGAGGAAATTGATCCATTTTGCCAAAAGATTCTTAAAAAACATTTTCCATTTACTCCAATCCATGATGACATCAGAACATTCACAGCTATCCCTGGACAATATGATGTCATATGCGGAGGCTTTCCCTGTCAATCAATTTCAGTGGCAGGAAATAGAGCAGGAATCACAGAAGAATCCAGATCAGGTATCTTTTACGAACTCATGCGAGTCATACGCATGGTTCGACCAAGATTCGTTGTCTTGGAAAACGTGGCAGCGATCCTTAATAATGGATTGGACATCGTTCTCGGAGAGCTTTCCCAAGCAGGGTACGATGCAGAATGGTCAGTTATATCTGCGAGTTCATTGGGAGCCTGCCACAGACGTAGCAGGTGGTGGTGTGTTGCCTACACCAACGACTATGGATCACCTTCCTCCTCGATCAGTGGACTCGATGATCAAGCAAACAACGATTCATCGGAAAGGTCGAACCAAGTTGGCCAATCTTCGAGAAGCATTGAATCCGCAGACAGTGGAGTTATTCAATCATCTACAAAGTCTCCCAACTCCTACAGCAAGAGATTACAAAGGGAGAACTTCAGCCAAATGGAACGAGAAATATGGACCAAAGGTGCTACCAGACGTCTTAACCCAGATTGGAGATCATATGTCAGTAAGCCCATACTTCGTAGAGGAGATGATGGGTTATCCTATAGGGTGGACAGAACTAAAGCCCTCGGAAATTCAGTAGTACCACAAGTTGCTGCTATCCCTCTGAAACGAGTACACGATCTTTATTACAATGAATAAATTAAAAACTTTAAAATTAAATAGAATATCAAACTTAGAAAAAAAACTTATAGATCAAGATTTAAGAGGATATGATCATTATGTTTTTATTGACGGTAATCGAAAAGCTCAATTAATTACCAATGGTAAATGGGTTACAGAATTTATAAGAACTGCTGTCATTAAACACAATGCTTTAGTATGTGAAGTTTTGCATATGCGTGAAGAAGATTTTTCAGAACAGGAACTCAAGGATTTTGAGGACGGCTTGCTTTCATAATTTTCTCTACTTGTTTCATAATCATAAATTGATGAAAGAGAAACAATAATTTATTTATACCTTTTGCTTTAACAATTTTTTCTTCAATCATTTTTTTTGACTCTTGTTCAGCTAACCGTGCCAATGAAGATGCAAGCACAGTATCCATTTTTGCTTGGTTTCTTATAAGATCACAACAAAATGCTTTTATCTTATCTATATCATTAGATTTCATAACTTCTCTACATTTTAATTCTGTAGAAAGTTCAACTTCAGCGGGTGGAGATTCAAAAATAAT